TTTTTAATATTAAAGGTAAAGAATATGAAGTCATGAATAGAAAAAGCGGATCTTCAAAAACTGAAAAGAAAAAAATGCCTAAAGCTAGAGATATGGCAATGGGTAATAAGAACATTGTTTATCTAGGAGATCCATACATGGTCGATGGTAAAATGTATGATCCTGTAAAAGCACATCCAGAAGATTATTTAAGACCTGAAGGTGCAAAGACTTACAGTGAAGGTGGTGAGATCAATGTCGGCAAAGGCGGAGATTATATTAAAGATTTAATTGACTAATGGAATGGCTGGACTTGGTGAACTTTACAAAAAAGAAATACTTGAAGATCAACCAACATCTTCAGTACCAAAAGTAGATTCTGATTTAGCTGAACCTTATGACCCGTCAGCTGCAAGAGGACTTGCGGGAATCGCATTAGCTGGTGCAGGAGCCGTGGCTCTTAGAACACCGATTGGTAGAGCCCTTAAAAAAATCACATCACTCACAACACCAAAGCTTCCCGTTTCACGGATCAAGGAACCAGTTGATGAGGTAGAAGAAATTTTAACAATTGCTCCAACTAAAGTTGAGAGAGGACAGTTAATGACTAGACCTCAAATATCTCAACAAGAACAAATCAGACAAGAAGCAATTCAAAAATCTAATGAGTTAAAAAAACTTGCTTACAACAGTCCATTATCCAGAGGGGGTAAGACTAACAGAATTGGTTCATCACTTTGGGACTACATTGCAAGACACCCGATTGCAGGTGCACGAAAACCAGAAGAGTGGATTAAAGATTTTAAATCAGGTGGTCCTGGATCTTTTAAAACAGGGAATCCAAATTTTAAAAGTATTAATCAATCGGTTAAGAAAGAAGAGCTATGGGATTCTAACTTAGTCCAATTTGATAAAGATGGTAATGTTGTTGGTGGTTTTTTAAAAACTGCAACGGAGAAAAAGATACCATTAACTAAAATGGATTTATTATACATCGTAGAAAAAGCTCCTGTGAATAATTTAAAAATGAGAAAGCTTAGAATAGATCCTAAGATTGTAGATGACGCAGAAGAAGTTTCTAAAACACTAGATGCAACTTTGGGTGAGATTTCTACCAAAATAGGTAATATAAGATTAGATGATGCAAGTCAAGCTCAAGCAGAACTTCTGCAAGACATAATGGCAGCACAAAAAGATTTACGAAAAATTAATGCAAGATTTAATAATCAGTTCAGAGTGATTGATGGTGATGATAGTCAAATATTTAATGACAGTGAGCTTTTAAAAGTCTTTGATGGACCAATTGAAAATGTTAAAGCTTTAGCTGAGAAAGCAACTAGAGCGGGTGTTGGTATTGATCCAAATGAAGTAACAAGTGTTACTAACTTTGCTAAAAATTTAAGTACAGATGTTGGAAGACGATTACAACTACAACAAACTCAAGGGATGGTACCAAAGTATGGGGGTTATAGTGATTATCGAACTAAAGGTGGTGATGAGTATTTTGAAAATGTAGTGTATTATCCAAGACCATTACCTTATGGTCAGAAATTACCTGCTGATTATAATGCACATTACCGATCAGAATATGGAATAACAAAAAACATTCCTAATCAGGTGTATCACACAAGAGGATCTATTAGAAATGGTGGAGCTAATCCTAGAAATCAAAAAGTAATGTTAATTGATGAAATACAATCTGACTACCATCAAAAGTTAAGAAAAGAAAATCCAGCAAGAGATAAAGTAGTTAATGCATTTGGTAATGAAATAGAATTTTTTTCAGCAAATAGAAAATTAGAAAAGCTTGTAGATGAGATGACAAATATTTCTCGTAAAGGAATTAGAATGACTCCAGATGATATGAAACGATTTGATCAATTAAAAACTGATTTTGGAGAACTTAGAAAAAATTCTTTAAATGTTTCAAATATTTCTTCTGCACAAGCACAAGAGGGGATTCCATTCTTACCTTTACATGGAAAAGAAAACTGGGGAGCTCATGCTATAAAAAATCAATTAAAAGATGCAGCAGATCAAGGCCTAGATTATGTTGCGATAACACCTGTTGAATATCTACATCATGCTAAACGAACAAGGTATTTAGGAGATATAGAATTTTATGGCACAAGAACAGGTAAAGCAGGTTTTGAAAAATATGGTGGTCCACAAGGAGTCGTTAGAAGAATAGATGATAGAGATGTTCCAATAGCGGATAAAGATGGTAAACCTCAATTTACAGATCCTAAAAAAATGGCAACCTTACCTGCAGTGATGAAAAGATTAGCTCAACAATATAACTCAGAAGTTAAGACAATTCCTGTAGCAAAATCTGATCCCGATAGACCCTACAAGGTGCTTAAAAAAGTAGAAGGAACTCAAAGAAAACAATTTGGTTTAAATCCAGATAAAACTAATGAACACATAGCTGCTTTTAGAACTGAACAAGAAGCTCAATACTATTCAGGCCGATATGGTGGGGATGTTAAGTTCATAAGTGGTGATTCTCCTGAAAATTACCTTGATGCATTCGCAATTAAGGTTACTCCAGAAATGGCCTCAAAACCTTTCAAAGCTTATCAATCGGGCGGTCTAGTCGTAAATATATTTGCGTGATATTATAAATCTGTTATAACAAATAGGAGATAATTATCATGGCAAGCAAAAAACTTAAAAAAGCTATGAAGGCAGCCTTAATTGGTTTTGCTGGAGCTAAAATGCTAGGTGCTGGTGCAAAAGGAGCTACTGCTGCAAATGTTGATAGTGGTAGAGGTGGTTCTTCTGCAAGTGCAATGGCTAGAAAAGTAGCAAACAAAGCTGGATACAAAGATAGTATCATGAGAGGTGGAGCTGGAACAAAAGCTGGTTCAATCGGAATGGGACAAAAGATTAAAAACTTTCTTACTAAAGAAGTTATTAATATTCCTAAAACACCTGGAAGTGAAAACTTTGGACTTGGTGCTATGGATGGTGCTAAAGCAGGCAAAATGATTAAAGCTAGAGGCGGAAAGATGGTTAACTTAAAACCAACTAAACTATACTAATGGCTGAAATAGAGAAACAAAATGAGCTTCCTGAAGAAGAAGTTGAAACAGAAGAAGTTGACGTAGAAGTTGAGGGTGAAGAAGAACTTCCTGAAGAGGAAACACCTGAAGAAGATTTTTATAGAAACCTAGCTGAAGAGATGGACGACCGAGTTCTTGGTCGAATGTCTGCACAACTTGTTCAGGATTACAAACGAGATAAAGTTTCAAGATCGGATTGGGAGCAGGCTTACACCCAAGGTTTAGATTTACTTGGATTCAAGTATGTTCAAAACACTAGACCGTTTCAAGGTGCAAGTGGTGTTACCCATCCGCTCTTATCAGAAGCTGTAACACAATTTCAAGCACAAGCTTATAAAGAATTATTACCAAGTGATGGTCCTGTAAGAACTACAGTGGTTGGTGCACAAACAAAAGAAGTTGAAGATCAAGCAACTAGAGTAAAAGATTTCATGAACTATATGTTGATGGAAGAAATGGAAGAGTACACACCTGACACAGATCAATTGTTATTTTATTTACCACTTGCAGGATCTGCATTTAAAAAAATTTACTACGATGAAATTAAACAAAGAGCAGTTGCTAAATTTGTACCTGCTGAAGATTTAATCGTTCCATACTATGCAACCGATTTAAAAGATTGTGAAAGAATTACCCACCTTGTTAAGATGTCAGAAAATGATGTACTTAAACAACAGAAAGCAGGATTCTATAGAGATGTAGAACTTGTTCCAAAACAAGCAGAGAAAAGTCCAATACAAGATAAATTAAATGAATTAGAAGGTGTTAAACCTGCTGGAGAAAAAGAATATCAATATAATATTTTAGAAATGCATATTGATTTAAACTTGAATGAGTTTGAAAAAGAAAATGCAGAAAAAGAAGTTAAACTTCCTTATGTAGTTTCAATAGATGAAGGCTCAGGTGAGATTTTATCTATCTACAGAAATTATAATCAAGATGATGATACTTACACAAGAAAAGAATACTTCGTACATTACAAATTTTTACCTGGTCTAGGGTTCTACGGTTTTGGTTTAATACACATGATCGGTGGATTATCTAGATCTGCTACTCAAGCATTAAGACAATTGCTTGATGCAGGTACTTTAGCGAACTTACCTGCTGGATTTAAGTCTAGAGGAATAAGAATTCGTGATGATGATCAACCTTTTCAGCCTGGAGAGTTCAGAGATGTCGATGCACCTGGCGGAAATATCAAAGATCAGTTCCAAATTTTACCTTTTAAAGAGCCAAGTGGTACATTATTCCAACTTTTAGGCTTTGTAGTACAAGCTGGACAGCGTTTTGCATCAATTGCAGACATGCAAATGGGTGAAGATGCACAAAATAGAGCTGTTGGAACTACAATTGCGTTGTTAGAACGTGGTTCGAGGGTCATGAGCGCTATTCACAAGCGATGTTACTACGCTATGAGACAAGAATTTAGACTTTTAGCAAATGTTTTTGCTGATTACCTACCTCCTGTGTACCCATATGCAGTTACAAACGCAGATAGGTTCGTAAAATTACAAGACTTTGACGAAAGAGTGGATGTAATTCCTGTTGCAGACCCAAATATCATGAGTATGGCACAAAGAGTGACGTTAGCGAATGAAAATTTAAA